CTACAACTATTCCAACTAATTGGGCGAATGTAGATCCTACGGATGTGTTTGATTTCTTTAACGCAACAGGACAAAATAGACCTTTTGATAATAGAATTTTAGCAATTACAGATAATCAAGCTAAATTAGATCCACCACTTCCTGAATATGGATTATATAATGTATTTAGGATTTCAAACGATTCAACTTTTATAAATTACTTTGCAGTTAAAATAGAATGTTCTGTTTTTTTTGATGGTGCGCACAATCCTACGGATTCAGTAATGATTGCTTTTGCTAAATCTTATGATGGTACTCCTGATCCAATAGGAACTTCTGAAATTAGATACTTGGAAAGTAATGGTACTTTTACAAATATTGCTCAAAGTCCAATTTGGGATGGTAATAAATTTATTGAAATTAAAATGACTGATGAAGATAATTGGTCAAAATTTAAGTGTTTTTCTACTTACGATAGAAACTCTTTAGATACTGGATTTGTAATGAATAACTACGGTACTTTTATTTTAAGAAGACAATTAAGCACAAATACAGGTGCGGTCCATACTGTTTATTTTGATGATATTAAGATAAGTATTATTCCACAAAACTATCAAAACACTAAAGGTTTTATTTATAATTCTACAAATATTGTAACTTATGATGATTTTAATTTACCTAAACCATTTTCAAATAATTATGAATTAAGTGGTCAATATCACGGTGGAATAAGAGATAAATACGAATCACAAGTAATTGAAGACTTTATAGGAATTGAAGTAGGTGAATATAACTTAATTCAAAATTCAACTAAATGGTTAAGAACTTGGGAAATAGCAGGAATATCGACTTTTCAAAGACCATTACAAGAATGTATCACTCGTTCAATTTTATCTTTTTATCAAAATACCTGGCAGAAATTTACCGGTAATGTTTACGGTAAAGATATATCTTTTGGTCAAGTATTTAATATTGCTTTAGCGCAAGGTTTACACTTTATGCACGAGGCTACATTTGATTATGTTAATAACAAAACAAATATCACAACACACCAAAGCCAAACTAATCAATTAGAAACAAATTTTACTTCTTGGTGTACTACTGATGATGATATGAATGCAGGTCAAGGTACACCAGGAAGCACAACAAGTAATTCACAAGAAGGAGGCGACGAGTAATGAATGAGTTAAAAGAAATAAACGACCAGCTAAAGACTTTGTCTATAAATGTGGAAATGATTAGCCAAGCAATCACAGGATCAAAGCTAAATAGAAACGGAATCTTACAAAGATTAGAATTACTTGAAGAAACATTAGTAGAAACGGAAACTAAAGTTCAAGAAGTAAGGGATTATAACACTGGGATAAATTGGGCGGTTAGAATAGGTGCTTTTATACTTACAATAACAGGTATAACTTTTATTAAGGATTACTTATGGCACAAATAAGCGAAGAAGGATTAAAATTATTAGTTGAGTTTGAAGGCTTAAAGTTAGATGCTTATCAGTGTACTGCTGGAGTTTGGACTATTGGAGTTGGTTCGACTAAATACGCTAACGGTCAGCCTGTAAAGAAAGGCGATAAGATAACCGAAATAGAGGCTTATAAGCTATTCCTTGATACTTCCGATACTTACGCTGCTTGTATTAAAAGATATGTTATTAGACCGCTTAAACAGAACGAATTTGATGCTTTATTTTGTCTTTGTTACAATATTGGATGTGGAGCGTTTGCAAAGTCTTCTTTGGTTAAGTTTATAAACGGTGGTCAAACGATTGAAAAGATTAAGGTAGGCTTTATGATGTGGATTAAAGCAGGTGGTATAGTGAGTAAAGGATTAATGAGAAGAAGATTAAGGGAGTTTAACTTGTATGCGAAGATTAAATAACACACTTTCAACTGTATTTGGAGCGATTGTAGCTATTGCGAATGCTTGGGTTACGATTGACTGGGATAATTTTATTTGGTCTATAAATACTTGTATTAAGCTATTCCTATCGGCTTTAATAGCTTTGGGTGGTTATATGACTACAATAAATCGTAAGCCTTTGAATAAAAGATAAATAATGCTAAAATAATTAGTAATTTCGACAAAAAAACTAATATGTACAGACCCAGACTATCCGAAACTGAATACAACCAATATCAGTTAAAAAAGCTAACAGACAAAAGAACTTATAAGCTATTTGTATTTTCAGACCCTCACGGTTGGTTAGCAGACCTTAAATGTTTGCGAGTAATAAATAATGTTCTACAACACAATAAATTTGATGAAGTTTGTATCAACGGAGATATAGTAGACTTACCTTTTGTTTCTAAGCATACCAATAAACTTTTTATGGAAGGTATTCTTAAAGGATATAACGAAGTAGAAGAGTTTAGATATACCGAAGAACAAATTCTAAAGCCTTTAAGACTTTCAACGGATGCAAAGATTACCATTCGTACCGGTAACCACGATGAGCGAGTTACAAAGCCTTTCTTATTATCTAAAGGTCAACTTGCAAGATTAGCCATACTTTATAAACATTTTGAAAGTACCAAGTTTGAAGAGATGCTGCACCTGGCAGAGAATGATATGGTTTACGACCCTACGGATGTGTTTAATTATTTTGATATTTTTGATATTACTCACGGATTAAGTTTGACAAAGAATGCCAGCGAGAAGAATATTATCGAATATTGGGGATCCGGATGCACAGGACATTCACACAGATTAGGAATGCGATACATTAGAAACAGGCATAACATTAATGCTTGGTTTGAAGTGGGATGCACCAGGTTAATGGAAGCAGTTGAGTATTTACCAACAGGTAAGATTGCTGATTGGTGTCAAGGATTTCTTGAAGTTACTTTTAAGATTGATGGCGATAAGGTTTTATTCTTTGCGCAACCGCACGCAATAATAGATTATAAATGTGTTTATAACGGTGTTTTATATGGAGAATAAAGAAGAAGAAGTATTTGATATGACTGACGGCGAGATTTTAGAGGAACTAAAGTTTTTTGTCTATTTTCTTTTTGAATTAGAAGAGAAATCACTACTTTTATTCCCAAGTTACAAGACCTTAACACAGGCACGATTAATTAAAATGATAGACACCAGGTTAGATTTTTTAGATTATGAACAAGACGAAGAGTGAGATGTTAGTAGAAAGATTAAAAGAATTATACAAAGAAATTGAAATAGTAAGAAGAGAATTAATAAATGAAACCAATAAACAAAAACTAAAAGAGAAACAAAATGAAAAGTATCGAAGAAATTAACCATTTAGAGAATTGCGAATGTACAGAAGTATGTACTAATTGCACTATTAAGTATCAATTTAAACCTATTGAATTAACAGGTTCTGATATAGCTGATATAGTTACAAAGCCTAAATACTACAAAGTAGAAATTAAAGGAGTGCCTGTGGATGTGATTGATATTGCAAACGCTTACAATTTATCCTTTATGAAAGGTAATGCTATTAAGTATATTTTAAGAGCAGGAAAGAAGGATGCTTTGGTCCAGGACTTAAAAAAAGCTATTGAATGCCTACAAAGGGATATTGATTATGAAAGCGGTAAGTAGGAATATTACTTTATTTTGGTTAAATTTGCGAAAGGAACTTAATGTTAGTTTAGATTATGGCAAAGAAATCAAAAGAAATAAGCGAAGACTTAAATATAGAAGTAATACAAGAAATAGAGCAGGTAAACCCTTTGACTATTTCAGAGTGTTGTAAAGCTGAATACATATCTTCAGGTACTAAAGTATATTGCTCAAAATGCAAGGCAGACTGCCGTTTAGAAAGACAAAAGAAACTAATTAAATTATGGAGTCCAAAAGCGTAATAATCCTATTGGTAGTAATTTTACTATCTTCTTCTTGCAAGTCTAAAAAGCTGGTAGAAACTACAAAAGTGGATTCTGTTATAACTATTGTCCAAAAGGTAGAATTAGCTACTGATTCAAGTGATATTGAAACAACCGAAGAAATAGCTTATATTTTTGATACATTAGTAAACCATCAGGTTACACCTTTAGAAGCTATTAGAGGCGACTACAAGTACAAACTCAAGGCAATCCATATAAAGAGGCACATTAAGGAGCGTAAGCGCTTACAGAGCCTTAAAATCGATAAGAAAGAAAACAAGGCTATAAAGGTGGATAAAACCACAATTCAAGAGGATAAGCCAAAAAATAACACTACTTTATTCTTAATATTGGGTATTGCTATCGCA